TTAATACTAAAAGCTAGACAACAAGGTATATCTACGTTCTGTACTGCACGTACAGCTTGGAAAAGCTTTTTTACCCCTAATGCCAGATCAGTAGTTATGGCTCATGATAGTGCTACTTCTGATGCTTTGTTTGCTATGAGTAAAAACTTGTTTGACCGAATGGCAGATGAGTTTAGACCTAAGCTGTTAGCTTCAAACGCAAAGGAGATTAAGTTTGAACATAATAATGCAGGTTATAGATTATATACTGCGGGTAGTCCTGAAGCCGGTAGAGGTACTACCCCTACGATCGCCCACCTTAGCGAGGTGGCCTTTTGGACTTTTGACGAAAAGATTCTTGCCGGACTTTTCCAAGGTATCTCTCAAGCTGAGGGTACCGAAGTTATATTGGAATCGACGGCCAACGGCGCTAAAGGAGAATTTTATAGGTTATGGAAACAAGCTGAAAGAGATTATGAAAAAGGTGGTACTGAGTATGTACCTATCTTTCTACCTTGGTATATCACTGCTGAATATAGGAGAGAAGCTCCAGAAAGCTTTGAGCCTACTGAAGAAGAGTCTAAACTTATGGATAAACATGGACTGGACTTTGATCAGCTATATTGGCGCAGGCTTAAGATTGCTGAATCGGGTGAAAGAAAGTTTCTGCAAGAATATCCGACGACGGCTGAAGAAGCGTTCTTAGTAAGTGGTAATAGTGTTTTTGATGCTGGTAAGCTAGCTGAACTAGAGCCAGTACCTTATTTAAAGAAGATGAAGCTTGACCTTGATTCTAAGTTCTTTGAAACCACGAATGAAGGTGATATAGAAATATACGATTACCCAGACCACGATATGGGTTATGTTATTGGTGCTGATGTAGCACTAGGTGTAGGTAAAGATTATTCTGCTGCTGTAGTTATAGATGAGAATAGAAATATAGTAGCAGCTTATAGAAACAATAGAATAGATCCTAGTAAGTTTGGAGACTTTTTATTTTATCTAGGTAGGTATTATAATAATGCTTTGCTTGCTGTTGAGTCTAACTCAATGGGTATAGCAACACTACAGAAGCTAGATGATATGTCATACGTAAACTTATATAGGCAAACTAAAATATCTAATATATCTAACCAGGAGGGCGATAGGCTAGGTTTTAGAACTACTACAGCAACTAGAAGTACAATCATCGGTAATCTTAAAAATGCACTTGAGAACGATGATGTATATGTACCTAGTGCTGAAATTATACAAGAGCTAAAAGATTATATCGTAAACGATCAAGGTAAGGCAGAAGCAGCAGCCGGTTGTCATGATGATTATGTCATGTCTTTTGCTATAGCACTGGAAGTGCTGCGCTCACATTACGATCGTATAACAACCAATAAGGTTCCTTGGAATCAGAAGTTTACTGATATAGAACAAGATGACACGAGGTGGATATGATATTAGAAACAGCACTAATGTGCATGGCAGCAAACATATATCATGAGGCAAAGAACCAGTCTATGCTAGGACAGTTTGCAGTAGCACAAGTAGTAATGAATCGAGTAGAAGATAGCAGGTTTCCAGATACAGTATGTGAAGTAGTTAAGCAAGGACTAACTTATAGAAATGGTAAAGTAGTTATAGGTAAATGCCAGTTTAGCTGGTATTGTGATGGTAAGTCTGATGAACCTAATAGAAACAGTAAAGCGTGGAGTAAGGCTATAAGACATGCAGCTATAATAATGGGTGAGAGTATTAATCTAGACGTAACCGATGGAGCTACTCACTATCATGCAAGCTACGTTAGACCTGCATGGGCTAAGACTAAAAAGCGTACAACCAGAATAGATAAACATATATTTTATCGCTGGGAAAAGTAACCTGTCCCCTATTAGAGAATTTTATAAAGTAGAGGTTATCACATGTATAGATACTTAAAAAGAATATTCTGTGCGATACTAAATCGTAAATGCAATGATGACTGTACTTGCACTGAGAGCAAATAAATGGTAAATCTATCTGTAGGAAGAGGCGAGAAATTGCCTACTAAAAAAGGCGCTGGATTAACCGCAAAAGGAGTAGCAAAGTACAGACGTGCTAATCCTGGATCTAAATTAAAAACTGCTGTAACTGGTAAAGTAAAGCCTGGAAGTAAAGCTGCAAAACGTAGAAAGTCTTTTTGCGCTAGATCTAAAGGCTGGACAAGTGAGAGAGGTAAAGCAGCTAGAAGAAGGTGGAAATGTTAACATGGTAAAACTTACAAAAAAGAAATTTCCTAAGAGCAAAGGTACCGGTAAGAGTACTAAGAAAACTGGTATAGCTAAAAAAGCTGCAGAATCAGGAATACCTGCAAGCGTACTAAGCGCAGTATACAGAAGAGGTATCGGAGCTGCTAAGACTACGGGCACAAGACCAGGAGTTAAGTCACCACAACAATGGGCTATGGCTAGAGTAAACTCATTTATCGCTAAGAAGCCAGGTACATGGGGAGGAGCTGATAAAGACTTAGCTGCTAAAGCTAGAGGTTCTAAAAAGAAGAAGAAATCATGAGCAAAGTACACCCTAACTCACTAAAGAATCTGCGCCCCTTCTCTAAAGAAGGTGCGCGCGCCGGCCAAAAGAATTCTGTTATAGCGCGTAAAGCTAATAAAGAGGCGCGAGAAGCATTGAAACTTACATTAAACGACTGGAAAGCTTTAAAAGAAGAAATTAAAGATGATGCTCCTGCTGCTTTAGACGTATTGAAAATAGCTATGACAAAAGCTTTATCTGTAGAAGATATGGATGAAGCTACACGATTAGCAACAGTATTAGCAGAGTTTGAAGCGCCTAAACTACAAAGACAAGATATAAATCAAGTAACTAAGACTGCCGACTTGACTGACGAAGAATTACAAGAAGCACTAGATGATATAGAAATACAATTTGGTGTAGAACCTAAAAATCTTAACTGAGGTAATAAATGTGGAAGATACGAAATCCTTACAAAAAGGTAGCAAGTACAATGAGTATGACGAAGATGGAGACGGAATCGTTACAGATGAAGAACTCCGGCATGTTAAAGAAATTAAGGAAGTCGAACATAATTTACGGAAACAGCGTGCACAAAGACGAATGGCTACATGGACACTTATCGGAATGGGTGCGTTCACGGTGGTAATGTTTGTCTTGCCTCTAGATAGGATAGCTGCATTAGCAGATATTAGTAACTTATTTTATATTAGTGGCGCGGGTATAGTAGGCGCATATATGGGTACAACAGCCTATATGAGCAAGAAATAGAAAGGAAAGTTATGGCTTTTAAATTATCGCAAAGATCGTTTCAGAAATTAGTTGGTGTACATCCATATTTAAATTCTGTTGTAAAAGACGCTATTGAGTTAACTAAGATAGACTTTGGCGTTATATATGGTGTAAGAACCGTAGAAGAACAAGAAAAGCTAGTAGCTGCTGGCAGATCACAAACTATGAAAAGTAAACACTTAAAACAAGAAGATGGGTTTTGTCATGCTGTAGACTTAATGGCATACGTCGATGGAGAACCTTGTTGGGAAATAAATGTATACGATGATATATGTGATGCAATGAAAGAAGCTGCTAAGAAAAATAATATAGCTGTTAAGTGGGGAGCTGCATGGTCCGAAGGTGATATTAGAGATTATCCAGGCACTGCTGAAGAAGCTATGAATAAATATGTTGACTTAAGGAGATCACAAGGTAGACGGCCATTTATTGATGGTCCTCACTTTGAATTGATATTTAATTGATTGAATGAACCCGGGAGCGGATCATGACTAGATATATACAAGATGC